AAAAGTTGAACCGACATTAACACCAAAATCAGATATTTTATCTGAACTTCCACGATTTTTATTGGAAATGTCAAAAGCCATAATGATTGATGATAACAATTGGCATAAAAATTTTAGTGAAACAAAAAGATCGCCCAATAGTTCAGCTTGTCAGAGATTCTGGTGTCAATCTCATTATTATAGAGCTGTGCTAAGTTATTCTTGTTTAGCAACTTTAAAAGGAAGTTCTAAGTCGATTAGTAATATCGCAAAAGACACTGGCATGAGTATCCAACAGGCAATGAAAATTGCAAACGAGGCAGAGGACGCAGGATATATTCATCAATACAACAAAGGCAATGCGTCTTTGGCTACGACTGTAGCCGCTACAGACTGGCAATTAATAGACTATATCCATCGCTATGTAATGCGTAGACTATTCTTATGGAATGAAGTTCGTGAGGACTACTCTACTGACCATCTGCATGACAAATTTATCGAACCTCTTTTAAATGACCAAAATAAAATTGATGCGTTTAGAGATATGATGAACAATTTGGCAAAAAGGGCGATTGAAACAGAGGACTGAAAATAATATTCAGTGAAAATAAAATTCACTGAAAATAATATTCAGTGAAAAATTAGTTCACTAGTATTTTAAATTTTCTTCCTTATTGTAATTTTTTCAATGGGGAAGAAATTGGTACATAAGAACGATAATGTCGTTTGCTTTTTACAGAGTGAACGCTTTAACCAAATTCTACATGAATGGCATCTGGAGATCGATGAGATAGGGGAAGCTCTAGCTCAATACGAAAAACTATCTCCAGCAATGATGCAATTATTAAATAGATTATTTATAATTGCGTCTACGGACTCTATACCAAAAGTTATCAGGGAACGAGCTATGGAAAAGTTGTTTGTTAATAAACCTCCACAACATATAGGAAAGTATTTAAGTGAAAAATAATAACGCAGTTTGGGGTATAGATCCTGGTATTAACGGAGCTTTGGCTCTGCTTTTTCCAGAAGATCATGGGATTGAAATATTCGATATGCCCATCATGGAAGTAAAGAAAAAGAAAACAATTTCTGCTGCTTTGGTTGCCGACATTTTAAAGCAACATGAGGCTCCAGTTTTTATCGAGAATGTTCATGCTATGCCCAATCAAGGGGTCACTTCTATGTTTAATTTCGGCAAAGGATTTGGAATCCTTCTTGGAGTTGCGGCTGGGTTACAAATGCAAGTCACTACTGTCCGTCCACTCGCTTGGAAAAAAGCCTTAAAAGTTCCTTCTGGAAAGGATGGATCTCGAGAAAGAGCAACCCAATTACTGCCAGCATCATCACAAAAATTCGCCAGAAAAAAAGATGATGGAAGAGCGGAGGCTTCTTTGATCGCATTATATGGCTTTACTTTTGCCCAAAGTGTTGAGTAAGATGACCAACAACATGACACAAACAAACAAAACCAACGGATTTACCCAACACGAAATAAAGCATATTTCGCCTTCAAACGTAGCATTATTTAGGAATGCAACCGATCAATGGGTGTTGAGATACCTGATGAAAGAAAAATTTTCTGTAGGCTGGGCGGCTCACCAAGGATCATCTGTGGAAGCTGGTGTAGATTATGGAGTCTTTAATGGAGTCGATGCTGATGAATGCGTGAAAATTGCTTGTGACAGATTAATGGATCTCACTAAATTTCGCCATGATTTCGCCGAGCAATGGGAGAAAAAATCTAAGCTCGTAGATCGAATGGTACGAACAGCATTGGAACAATTAATGCCGCTCGGGAAACCAGCTCTTCCAGCTAGAGGATCAAAACAGCATGGAGTGGAAATCAATGCTAGATTTCGAGAGGGAGAAGGTGGAACTGTTAAGTGTATTGGATACCTAGACTTCTGGTATCCAGAACATAATCTAGTTGTAGATCTGAAAACAACCAGCAAATCGCCAAGTGGATTTTCTCTCGATCATGGAATCCAAGCTACTATTTATAAGAAGGCCGTTGGCTCAAATCCAGATGTTAAATTTCTATACTGCTTAACCAGAGTTAAAGATCCTTATATGTGGTTGGAGCTAGAGGATGAGCAAGCCGATAAATTTCTTAAAATTTTTAAACACAACGTAATTCAGATGGAGAATTTTCTTAGCCTCTCAGATGACAAAGAGAAACTCCAAAAAAGTGTTCCTTACAACCCCTCAACTTTTTACTGGAGCGATGCGGAAGAGATCAAAGATAAGTGGTATGCGTAATGCGATTTTTGGGAATGAGCAATTTGATAGGCATCCCACTCTCTATCAATCCTTTTGGCAGAATGTCCTTCTGCAAGCGATTTATGATGCCAATCGGCTCACAGATAAAAATGTCACTAAAAGAAATTATGCCAAACAAGCAATCGTTTGGCTTTGGTTTAAGTCCGAAGATCACGATGTTGTTTGCTCGAATGCAGAGCTTAACTCATCTCAAATTAGAAAATCCTCGAGAAAATGGCTCAAGGAAACTTACGACTCGAAAGACTTAGAGAAGGTTCTCGACCCATACCTATTTAAAAACTGCGGTCGCTAAAAATGAAAGGAAAATAAATGCCATTTATGGAACAAGTAAACGAAGGAAGCGGAGTTGGTTATGTCAATTTTTCGCTGGACAATGGATGGATTGCCTCTGACGGAAACGAAGGTCAAATGACTTTGCAAGTTCAGTCAGCACCTATCTTAATCGATGTAGTAAACATCACTCAAGGATGGTTACAGCTAGCACCAGGAATTAGAGATTGGCAACCTTTTGTCGGTCAACCACACTCACAACCATCACCAGAACATAAAGTTGGCTTTTCAGCTTTATTCTATTCTAAGAAGCATTTTGGTGAAGATGATCCTTACAGAGAAATGACTACAAACCAATTTGCATCAAAGCAATTTCTTAAAGATGTATATAATGAAGCTGAAAAAATGTGGGATCAAAAAACTCCATTTGCTGAGTCAGGAATGTCAGCATTGGTAATGATAGATCCAAAAACGACTGCTTTAAAAGTTGGAGGTGGGCGATCAGTAAAGATTTCTTTTACTATACAGAAGTTAATGCCGATGCCACAAAAGGGTGAAGCTCCAGCTCCACAACCAGTTGCCGCTCCGCCTGTGTCTGCTCCACAAGCGGCAACAGCTCCTACTCCTCCACCAGCTACAAACGATATTGATTTTAGCAATATCTCTGCTGACGAGATTTAGGAGCTGAATTAACTTGGGGGAGAGTTAGATACTCTCTGTACTTTCCCCCCATTTTTTTCGGGTGAAAAATGAGCAGTAATAATAAATTAAATTGGGCAAATTATTGGGAGTCACAAGGTTTCTCTGTGATGCCAGTACATTATGTAAAATCAGATGGATCTTGCTCTTGTTCAAAGGGCAAAGATTGTAAATCAAAAGGTAAACACCCAGCTCCTAAAAGCTGGAAAGAATTTCAAACAAAAAAGGCTAACAAAGAACAATTAAAGCAATGGTTCGATGGTCAATATAAAGATTTTAATATTGGAGTAGTCACTGGAAAGGTAAGCAACAATGTCTTTGCTGTCGATGTAGATATTGGTGAAGGGAAAGATGGTTCTGATAATTTTGACGATCTCCAAATGGCAAATGATGATCTGCCACAAACCTTAGAACAACGAACTGGCTCGGGTGGAAAACATCTCTTCTTTAAAGCTCCAGAAAATGTAGAAATTAAAACAGACAAAAACACTCTCGGTGGCGGCATTGATACAAGAGGTGAGGGAGGATTTGTAGTTGTGGCTCCCAGCAACCATGAGTCCTCCCAAAATTACACATTAAATACTCAAGTGCCGCATATTGAAGAAAGTCCTGATTGGCTCACGAAATTAACAGTTAATACGGCGCCATCTATGAATGGATCTGCAAGCCTACAATCGAGCCAAACAGACAAATGGGGTGATCTCGTTGATGGTCGTGAAGGCTACATGGTTCAGCTCTTGATGGGAACAATCAGAACTTTTTGGACTCAGAAAGGAATTATTCCCACAGTGCAACAATTAGTTGAGGAAGCCTATCCTACTTACGAGAATAAATGCCGAGCCAGAGGTCGATCTCTTGAGGAAGATGGGCGAGGAAAGAAAGTATTTGAAAAGAAAGCTAACTATCTGTTATGGAAAGCTAGGAAAAACGAACTCAGGATTTTACAGGATGTAGAAAAGGGTTCAGAAATTTCGCAACAAACGGAGTCGGTTGCTCCGCTCCACGACCAGTTGCGGAATGGTGCGAGGAGTGGTTCACCCGAACTCTCCTCGCCACTCATCTTAGCAGACTGGAATCTGTCAATCTACAGCGGCGAAGCTCCCGAGCAAGAATGGCTTATCGAAAATATCCTCCCACGCAGAATTCCTGGTTTAGTTGCCGCCGTTGGTGGACTCGGTAAATCTTTTATCCTTTTAGATCTGGCGATGAAGGTAGCTGGTGGCGATCAGGGAATGCACAAAGAGAGAGCTTTGGGCGGCGATGTTATCACAAATGGAAAAGTTGTTTTTCTGACCGCCGAGGACTCTAAAGATGGAGTCCACAGAAGATTACGAAATATCGCTGGTGCAAGTCTATTCGATCGGGCAAATGGAAACTTGATTGTTGTACCCTTGCCTGATGCTGGAGGTGCAAAACCATTAATTCAAAATACTATGGGTCAGTACACCACAACAGCAATATTTGAGGATATACGATCCCAGCTCATCGAAATGGGCGATGTGGCTCTTATTATCTTTGATCCTCTTCAAGCCTTTGCCGCCGCAGATATTAATACTGATCCAGCCGCCGCTCAGTTCTGGTGGTCAAACATCTCAGAATTATGCGTAGCAACAGGAGCAAATGTTCTGGTCGCTCATCACATGAGGAAGGAAGGAACATTCAGCATCAAGAAGTCAGTTCATGCCCGAGAAGCTATCAGAGGCACTACAGCTCTAGTTGATGGTGCTAGGTGGGTGTATGGACTATGGCAGATGCCCGAAAGTGACGAGGTTGTAGTCGCTCAGAAAATGGATTTTGAATCTGGAGTTGGAAACTGCGTTATGGGCGGCATAGTCAAGGTCAACGATCAGGCTGATAATACTCCCAGAGCTTTCATTAGAGATGAATCGGGATTGCTGATCGACCGAACAATAGAAGTTGATACGATCCTAGAGCAATCCGCAAAGTTGGATAAGTTACAAACTACAGAAATATTCTCAGAAATTAATCGCAGATGGGGAACTGAAGAGCCGTTCTCAATCGCTACAAATACGACCAGATCCCTTCAAGCATACTTGCTTTCCGAGTACGGAATGCCGAGGAGAGCTGCAAAGGGATATATTGAAGCATGGCAACAGCAAAACTTTATCGAAAATGCTGTCCATGATTCCAGCAAAAAAACAAAAGGGGTGAGGGTCGTTAGAACCCCAGATGAGAGGTAAGCATGAAAAAATATAAAACAGAAATCGAGCAACATATTTGCGTACTTTGCGGCAATCCTATCGATGTCCAGCCTAATGGACACAGAGAAGGATTTAAAGCTGAACCAGCGGCAAAAGGGAATTGCTGTACGCATTGTCATTGGACAATCGTAATGCCAGCCAAACAGCCAGAAAACAGCGATCCAGATGGAGGTGATTTTGAAGGGAGTCCGATATGAATAAAACGGAATTTGAAGATAAGTATCCAGAGCTGGCACTGCAACCGATCAAGAAGGATCAAAGATTTGGATACACAGTAAATTTAAAAAAGCTCAAACGAGCCTCGGGTAAAAGAAAAGCCTATCCGCATAAAATAGGATTTAAGAAAAGATGAATAGGTACGACAAAGCTGAACGAATACGGCAAGCACTTCATATGTGGGCATACTACGACAAGAGAGATGTCAAAAGTCCACAGCTTAAAAAGGAAAGAGGTCAGTATCACAACCAGGTTTTGAGACAATTTGAAGAGCTAATCAAGCCACTTTTCGTTACTTCCGCAAGCGGAAGTGGAGGGGGGGAAGGCTCGAAAATGACGGAAGTAAGGGGGGTGAACACCCCAAAATGGCGGAAGTAACGAAATGAAAACAGCAAAAAGTTGCGGAAGTAAGCGGAAGTGGACGGGTTTTGGAACGGAAGTAGTACCCCATACCCCTTATGTATTACTTCCGCATAGGGAAGTTAATACTACAGAGGTATGATATGGAACTGTATGTGCTTTTAGTATTTATGAAATTCTCAGATGAGGAAAGCTGTCAAATGGTAGCTGATCGATATTATCCAAATGAGAAGGTTGAATGCACAATGTTCATAGATCATCTTCCCAGATCTATGCCTCCTCCACTCAATAGACCAGAGATGTGGTCCTGCGAAAAAAGGCCGAAGTTATGTCTAAAAGATTAACCCATCAAAATAGGTACACAAGAAATCAAGCTGTCAGCACGACTAAGAAAGCTGATGAAACTTATTACAGTCCTCCAATGTGGGGATCTGGTGATTGGAGATTTCCTTTAGTGATGGCAATCATGGAATCTGTAGATGATAAAGTTAAAAAGATGGAACAAAGCTGGGGAATGGGAAGATTGGAGAGATTGGCATCTCCAGCTTTAGCTCTGAAATTTGAACAAGCTAGGCTGAACTGGAAGGAAGCGTGTAATAAAGACGATCACACTTATTTGGTTCAGAAGGGAAATAATTTAATTGCTGGCTGGGAAGCATTAGAGAAGTACGCAATTTCACAAGGTCACAAACCGACTGATGGAAACATTATTTTTATTGTGGCTCCTGTCGATTGTAATAGCCGACCAATAGCCATTATCGAACATGAGCATCTTTCCAAGCAGATAGATCCGCAATCGGTGGCGAGGACTTATACTTATGACGAACTCTGTCGGATTATCAAGTTCTGGGAAGAGAAAATGGAAACTGTAACAGCAGTCAAAAATATATTTCATGGATCAACAATCGAGGAGGTAAAACCACATGATAAAAAACAAGGAAAATTGGCAAGAGATGATGACAAAGAAATCGAAGAAGATGAAATCCCCTTCTGAACAAGTTTCCGGTGATCCTCCAGAAATGGATTCTGCCGAATTGGAATCTGCCTTATTGGAATCTGTCAAAGTCCAACCCAGGATTTCAATGCTGGAGGAGGTAATCGATCTGGTGGGTTCTAAAAGAAATTCTGAGTATGGTGAGCCAGATGAAAACATGGAACGCACAGCAAAACTGTTTTCAACTTATCTTGGAGCCCGATCTGGAGAGTCCATCACTGGAGTTGATATTGCAATGTTCGGGATCTTACTTAAAATTGGACGATTAATAGAAAATCCCAATTCTCTCGATCAGTGGGCTGATATTGCTGGATATAGTTCAATCGGGTATCAAATTATGAAAAACAGCAAAAATAGACCCTCAAATTTAGCCACTGAGAGGGGTTAAAGGGTTTCTATGATATAGGAGTACCCATAAAAAAACCCCGATTTCTCGGGGTTTCTTTGACTCGCTAATTATGTGGTTTAATACTTATCTTTTAAAAGTCAGCTTTCCTGATTTAAACTCTTTGTAATCGGTAGATTTTAAAACCGCACAAATGCTTACAGTACAAAGTTTAGGATCTTTCAGAAGCTCATCATATTTTAAATGAGCTTTACCAAAATTATCAAAATGAACCCAATAGTCTATTTCTGGATCTAAAGTTTCACTATCCTTATAAAATGCCGCAACTACTATAAAATCACAATCGCTTGTGTCACCCATTTTTTTTACCTCCATTTTTCTATATTATAATATTCGGTATCATTCTCACTAATGAAATCAGACACAATTTTATTCAATTCTTTTGACTTGTGAATGAATGGTGCAAGATTTCTTTTTAATTGAAGCAATGGCATAAAATGTGTGCCAGCTTTGTATAAATTCCAAACCCCTGTACCTGATTGATTACTAATTTTCCAAAGACTTGGTTTTCCGTTTATGCTTATAGAAAGCAATCCTTGACCTGATTGAAATATTCTAATTTCCATTTTTAGCCTCCCACTCTCGATCAAGAATATCCAGATTGATAGGATTGTCGGAATATGTCATTTCAATGATCCAATCAGAGTAAGTAATTTCGATCTCTGTTCCCACTGGAAAAGGTATCACAGAGCCAGATAAATCGATCGTAGGCTTGTTCCCATCTTCATAGCTGGGATCAGTCCTTCCAGATACCTTATAGTCTCTCATTCCCTCATAAATGTGAATATCCGCAAACCCATCTTTGTGAGCGGCATCCCATTTTTCTTCCTCGGAAAGTTGACGGATCAATGACAAGTAAGGAGCATTGTCGGGAATTCTCTTAGCAATATTAAAAAGAGATCCTCGAAAGAACTTAGCATTCCAAAGCCGCTTACCTTCAAGATAGATGCGGCGGCGGCCTCGATGCTCTCTGACTGTGTAGAGTTGATTAACTGTCATTGGCTTGCCTCCTTTTCATTGCTTCCATTGGGTGACTATCCCAATAATCATCTTCGGCTTGCTGATCTTTTTCCTCCTTTAATTTTTCAAATTCTCGCTCCAAGATCTCGGCCTTAATTGTTCTGATAAAACCATTAATATCGTAAACGCATAAATGTGGATCGCTGTCTATATAGTCTTTGATTTCGTCTGGTTCTAAATAACAAGACTCTGTTGAAATGCGTCCTTCGATTTTTGCGAGTTGCTCAATAAATGGGATTGCCTTGTCATAGTCCTCATCACCTTTGAAGATCCCTATTACTTCTGCGGCACAGTTTTCTAAAAAAGCCACACAAGAAAAATCCTCATAATGGACTTTATTATTTACGAAAGTTTGCTCTATGTCGCAGTAGAAACAAGCCTCACCTTCCTTATCATATCCAGCGACAAGTTCCAGATCAGTTGAGTCACCAAAAAAATTATATTCTAATTTTACTGTGATCCCATCACCTCGATGATGATCCTTAAACTTATAAAGATCAATCAATTCAAAATCCAGATTATAGGCTAGGTATTCCGCAACATCTCGTTTGGTGGGCTTGTGTCCGAAAACAGCGACACTATCTTCATCGTCCACCCTTCTAAATTTTAGAGTGTATACATATTGTGGGTTCTTATTCATTACGCACCTCCAATCGCATAACCGATCATAAGAGTTGACCAGCATAAAAAGACTATTCCCAATATTCCGAGAATTTCGCCTGCTAGAGTGGCTGGAGATCTCAAATAGAACTTGAGTGCCTCCTTAAAGATTTGACCCACAGAGGGTTCATTTTTTCTAAGCATTTTGTTGCTCCTTTATTTTCAATGCGGCTGGCATCATCAGGAGTGAGCGACCAAACTCACCCGACAACCCCCAGAGATCTGGGGATCGTTTCGCCTTAATCTGCAAATCCTCGGCTGACTATCCTCCACGCTTCTTTAAGATTATTTATGCGGTTCGCTATTCCGTCTGTGTCTGGACTTCCATAAGATTGGATATGCCAATTAATTTCACGCTCCATGATTTCCATAGCAGTTGTCCAGCTCATTGGATCATCTGCCCAATCTGGCAATTTAGTAATGATTGCTTGCTTATTCATTTTCAAATCCTCCATTGATTAATGCTATTCGGTTAACTGTGAGTAATGCCCGATCAATGAGTTCTTTTTCTTCTTTATTGAGTCGGGAATTTTTAAGGCTGGAGCGTAGGTAAGCACCAGCAGATAAACAAAGGCTATTAGTCATCTTAGTGACGTTTCCTTTGTAGGTTTGGTTGAGTGTTTCAAGAACCTGATATTTTCGAGATCCAAAAAGCAGTTGTTCTTGAAGTTCTGGGGAAGGCTCAACAGTTATTCTGTGTCCTTCTGAATAGGCTTTTTCTAAAAGATCTTTCATTTCTGTTGCTCCTTCATTTTTAAAATTCTGACCATGATGACTTTCTTATCGCATTCAGAACAGCATCGGCCTTTGTCCTTGATTGGGTATGGGTTAGCTCCTAATCCTCGGAAACTATCGCCACAGATAACGCAAACATGGAGATCGAAACCCCATTTATTTTTCTTGTTCATATTGTTGCTCCTTTATCTTGAATTGATCCCCATTGATCTGCCATTGCGGAAGCGACAGAAGGAAAAAATTTACTCCTGATTTTCCATCTGTTTTTGCTGGGAGCAGCCGAATGACATTCATGCCTTGCAGTCTTGCCATCTAGCGTTCCTGTTCGCTCCAGCTTGGGGAGATTACGCAACCATAGGCAAGTTGCTTTTGATACGTTGTCTGGATCGTCCACAGACTGAGCAAAATGCCAAGGTTGGATTGTTTGTGCGGCTGGTTTGAAATTCTTAATCCTCTCTTTTGCGTAGCGGTGCATGATAGGATTTTCGACACAGACGCTTGGAATGTGGGAGACATTCCAGAGAGTTGAAAACAAATCACAACCCTCGTCTAGTTCTTCCCACATTTCTTGTTTAGTTTTATTGGGTGGCGGTGTGTGTAACCATCTTACTCCAGAGTTGCATAATCTGGTGCAAGGAGGGTGACAGACAATAAGCATATCCCAAGATGAACCCAAGACATTCCGAATATCATCTTGGATATGTTTGTTGCTGGGCTGATCGCTCGGAAGAACGTCACAGCTCCAAGCATCATGCCCGAGATTATTGAAGGCATCTCGGACAGTTCCAGAAGTTTCACAAGCGACTAAGACCATCATCGGACAGTTACCAGCTTTTGCTTGTCTTTGACCTTTACCCGATCAACGACCTTATGCTTGCCGTTGCGATTAACCCAAGCAATTTGGAACACATCTTCACCATCAATATTTCTTCTGGATAATCTGATCGTTCCAAAGTCATGGGAATTTCTGGAGGAAGTGCCGACCTTGATATTCTGATCGGAATGATCTTTCACTCCGTAGGATTTGCTGGATGAATATAAGCATGATCTTATATCCACCCAGATTGGGAATTGCCTAGCCATGATTAAAATCCATACTCTTCGCAATAAGCATCAGATCCGTACACTGGCTCTCGCTCTGACCAATGATCCAGATTTAACTTACCGCCTTTAGCTAAATGAGCTTCGATTTTCGCTAATTGCCTATCGGCTTTAGCCTTATCCCTTGTTCCGAAATCATCAAGCTCGTATCTATTACCTCGCTTATTCTCTGCGGTAATAATAAACACCTCAACGATAGCCTCAGAAGGGTGACTAGCTTCGGGAGGTAGTGAACCCTCGACTAGTAATGATGTTACTCCTATATCCATTTTATTGCTCCTTAGTTAATTAGTTTTGGTGTCGATTTTGGCGACCAAACCAAACCGACAAACCCATTTAGAACGAAATCCGATGTTTCGTCAAACTTTTTTTGCATATATATATAGAAGGAATTAATGCGGAAGGATCGGAAGTATGAATTTAACTCGGAAAAGAACACTCTCAGAACAGCAACAAGAGTTCTGCAATTACTTGGTAAAGGAAAACAAGAATCCAACGGAAGCGGCTAGATTGTCTGGATATGCTCATCCTAAACAGAGTGCATATTTATTGACTAGAAACCCTACAGTTTTAACAGCTCTGCGGCTGTTAAGACAAACCACCTATCAAACCGATCTTGCCAGCTTGGCGGCAAATACCCTCAAGGAAGTAATGCAAGATCCTGACTCAAACCCAAGTGCCAGAGTCTCTGCGGCTCGTACAGCTCTTGAGCTGGCTGGGGATCTGGGCAAGAACTCGGAGGAGCTGGCGAATGGTAAGAACCTTGGGGAGATGACGCCAGACGAACTAGGTTCATTGATAGATAGGTGGGAGGGAGAGCGATCAAACCTCGCAAAAGATGTGACAACTCCGCAAAAAGACGAGGAAGTTCTATAAAATAAGGGGATCGAATGGTTCAAGAAGAACTATTCGGCCTTTTTTTAAAGATATATATACTCCCGATGCCGACCCCACCCCCTAGCCTATCCCACCAAATTCCTGGTGTGTGATTTAGGACTTCCGTATAAATTTTTCAGAAAAGTGAATCTTTTGTCGGCCTTGTTGAATTAAGAGATTCACCTATGTATAATACAATCAACAAATTAATTTGGAGGAGTTATATGGCACAGCCTAGAGATTATACGAGGCAGTATAATTTTTCAGATTTTCAAACTACAAGTCCGTCCGATCCTTTGCCAGCAGTTAAAGTAGATAGCGAATTAAATGCTGTTAAACTTACTCTTGATGATCTGAATACAAACATTGCCCTTGTCCAGCGAGATGACGGAGCATTAAAAAACAATGCAGTTCATAAAGACGCTTTCGACACAGGAGCATTAGCTCTCATAAATGCCACTGGTTATACTCCCAAAGGAGATTGGGCGACATCTACATCATATTCGGTTAATGATTTGGTCGATTTTAACTCTGCGACCTATCTAGCTACTTCAGCTCATACATCTGCCGCCGCTTTTGCTACAGACCTTGCCGCTAATAAGTGGCTCTTAATGGCTAATGCGGCGATTGCAACAACAGCCTCCGCTGTTGATAAGTTCGAGGGTACAGGAAGCCTAAAAACATTTACTCTATCTTATACCTATGCCTCCAACACATCGGTATTGGTTTTCGTAAACGGAGCATTGCGTAATCCTGGTGATGATTATTCTATATCAGGAACAACTTTGACTTTCGTTACAGCGCCCTCGACCCCATCTGTCTCTGGAAACGAGAATGTTATTGTCTGGGGAGCTTCAGTAGTTGCTCAAGCGGCGAAAGAGTCTGCCGCCAGTTCACAAACCAATGCTTCTGGTTTTGCTAACGAGGCACAATCTTGGGCATCTAAAGTCAACGGAATTGTGGAATCGACCGATTATTCCTCGAAAGCATGGTCAATTGGTGGAACAGGGGTAGATAATGGCTCTGGATCAGCAAAGGATTGGGCGACAAAGACAGGCGGTACTGTAGGTAATACAAGCGAATATTCGGCGAAATATTATGCTACGAATGCGAATGTGGGTACTGTTGCTGGTGCTATAGCCAATGTTAATACTGTTGCTGGCTCCAATACCCAGCTCGGTCAGGTTGCTGGTCAGATCAGTCCTACGAATAATATTTCGACTGTTGCTGGTGCTGTTAGTAATATTGGAACAAATGCTACGAATATCGCAAATATTAACACTTGTGCGACCAATATTTCGGCGATTACAGGAGCAAGTACCCAAGCTACGAATAGTGCAAATTCTGCTACTGCAAGTGCAAATTCGGCCACATCAGCTCAGAATTATGCCGTTGAGACAGACTCCCTAGTTACAGGAACTTCTGACGATTCTGCTAAGAGCTGGGCGATTGGCGGATCTGGCGGATATAACATGAAAAGTGCTGGTAAAGGGGATGCAAAATCTTGGGCAACTTATACCACAGGAACAGTAGACGGAACGGAAAAGAGTGCTAAAGAGTACGCTATTGGGTCACAAGGCCGAGGAAGTGCTGGTGCTGGTTCAGCAAAGGATTGGGCAAGCTATGTAGATGGCAGTAATACTGTTGATGGTACGTTGTTTTCAGCGAAATATTATGCCAATCAAGCGGCGAACTCTGCGGCGAGTGCTGGCAATAGTTTGTCCTCTTTTCAAGAAGTTTGGCAAGGTTCTGGAACTTCACCTCCAAGTGGAGGCACTGTTTCGACAGGAGATCTATTTTTTAACACAACATCGGGCAATCAGAGGCTTCAAGTTTACAATGGGTCTGCTTGGGTAGATGCGGCGGTTGATGCGAGTAGTGTTGCATCTCCTGGTTTTGCGATTGCAATGAGTACGGCTTTAGGTTGAGGAGACTATAATGGCACAGAATTTCAAACAGATTAAGCTCAGAAAAGTGGGAACGAGTGTGACGGACATTCCTGATGGAACGGACTTTCCTACAGGATACCATACGCTGATTGGGCTAAATTTATCGAATAGAACGAGCAATGCGATCACTGTTTCTGCCTTTATAACAAATAACCTTACGGATGCTGACGATGATCCAACAGGGGATAATAAGGAGTATTATATTGTAAAGGATATGACCATTCCATCTGGTTCGTCTTATGCCTATGACTCCAAGATTGTTTTGCTAGGAAAGAATGGGTCTGGAGCTGATGGAGATCGGATTTGGGTTCAATCAAGTGCAGCTGATTCTTTAGATGTGATAGCCAGCTATGTTCAAGATATTTCGACATAAGGAGTGTGTAAATGGCCTATGTTGGCAATAAACCTGATGTAAATTATACCTCGTTTCAGAAACAGGATTTGACCGGTGCAACTGGTGGTACATTGACGTTATCGACACCAGTTACAAATGCAAATGACATACAGCTTTTTATTAATCATGTTAGACAGGAAAGTGGTTCCAGTTATGTGGCCAGCGGAACAACAGTAACCCTTCAAGGATATACAGTTTCGGCTAGTGATGACATTTATGTAATCTATCATCAGGCTTTTCAAACAACCCAGCCTCCTGATGGGAGTGTGGGAACTGCCAAGATAGCAGACGATGCTGTGACTACTGCTAAGTTAGCTAACACTTTACTGACCCTTCAAGGTCTTAATATGATTTATGCTCATTCTAAATTAGATACCTCCACAACAATCGGAAGTAGCACTACTACATTGGGGTTTGGTGGAACAAGTAGTAACGAAAGTGTGACAGTAGACACCTCAAACGATAGATTGACTCCTACTGTAAGTGGAACTTATTTAGTGTGTGTAACATTAACTTGTTCGGCAGATGGAGGAGCAAATGGTTGGACTCCGAATCTAGGCATCCGTAAAAACGGCAGTGGCATTGCGGCTAGGGCGGCTATTCGTTACTACAGTGGAGGACATAGTGCCGATTTTCCTTTTGTAATGACTGTAGCTTCTATGAATGGATCTTCAGACTACTTTGATTTTTATGCAAGTCAAAACTCTGGAGCTACTTTGACACAAAATAGTGGAAGTGTTTTTACACTAAGGTTGGGAGATTAAACATGGCATTATCAAAAGTAAAAAATAGTGCAGTACAAGGGTTAAGTCTTTCTTCCACTTCTACTGCATTATCAATAGACGCTAATGGTCAAATAACCAAACCATTACAACCAGCTTTTTCTGTTCATAAAAACAATACAGACCAAAATAACATTGCTACTGAGACGGCTGTAGCAGTAACTTTTTCTCATGAAAGATTTGATGTAAACGGAGATTTTTCGTCAAACACATTCACTAGTCCTGTAACTGGTAAGTTTAAACTTACTGTAAATCTTAGATTAGCATATTTAGATAGTGCCGCAGGATATTATGTTACTTCTATTAAAACAAGCAACGAAACATATAGGGCTATATTTGATCCTGATTTTGGACAGGACGCGGTATACTGGACACATTCTGTAAATGTATTAGCAGATATGGATGCAAATGATACTGCATCAATAGAGATTTATCAATATGATGGAAGTGCGCAGACTGATGTTATTGGCAATCCTGAGTACACATTTTTTACAGGCTATCTAGTCTGTTAGCCAAATGCGAAATAACATATCTTAAAGGAGATAATAATGGCAAAATTAACTTTAACTGTGGAACTTTCAGACACAGAACAAACTATACTGAAAAACGATTTACTAGACCTAGATGCTTGGTTGCAGGCGGCCATGTCAGGAAAGGTAAATAATGCTTGGAAAAGGATGCAGTCAGAGTGGACAACAAAGCTGATGAACGACAGTAGTTTTACAGACCCAATTCCAAGTAATCAGGCAGACTTTGTAAAGTTAGTTGTTTCTCAAAGTTCGTACAAAGACAGAGCCGCAAGAGATAAAGATAACAATTTAGGAGGCTAATTTAATGGCTTGGATTGGAAGAGAGCCTTTACATGGCGAAATAATCAAGCTGGACTCCCTAACAGCTAGTGCAACAGCAACCTATGCCCTTACTAGAAATGGAGCGGCTTACAGTCCTCCATCGGCGGAAAATTGTCTAGTTTGGCTCAATGGTATCCTTCAGGTTTGCAATGACGCATATTCCATTCAAGGAAGCAATTTAGTTTTTTCGGAAGCCTTAACGAGTAGCGATGTGATTAATGGAGTGGTGGTTCTGGGGAACGGACATTTGCCGACAGGAACTCCGAGTGCTGGAACGATCCAAAGCACACATTTGTCATCCACAATTTACAGAGAAGGTATCCGAATTAACTCTGGAACTATCACCAGCAATGTCACAATCGCTTCTGGAGAACGAGGAATGGTGGCTGGGAATATCACTATAAACAGTGGGGTTACACTCACAGTAAATGGGGAGATGACCATTGTCTAAATTATACGTTGATGAAATACATCCAAAAACAGAGGGTGGTGCTGTTTTAATGCCAAATAGACCAGCTTGGAGAGCAGTTATGACTGCTGACCAATCTGCAAATTTTACCAGTGAAACAAATATAGCTTTTAATAGTGTAAGTACTAGTAATAATGGACATGATAATGCAGGAGGTTTTGATACTAGCACCAATAAATATACGATACAAACAACAGGCATGTATTTTATTTGTATTAACTTTAGGGGTTCAGGATTAGAAAGTGCTAATTACCATTATGTAAAACTAAAAAAGAATGGTTCTGAAGTGCAATATGCTAGAGCCTTAGAAGATCCACAAGGCGGTAGTCAAGGTCAACTACACGTTACTACAATACTCCCTTTTGTAGCAGGGGATGTTATACACTGGACATACCTAGTTAGCGGAGACACTTCTTCACAGATTGACCAAGCTACAACTTCTTTTGAAGGGTTTTTAATAGGATGAGGAAAATATTATGAGTGGAATAATACAAGCAACAAATCTTCAAGTTGATAATATAAAATCAAGCGGTGGTACGACTGCTATGACGATTGATAGTGCTGGTCAGGTTTTCCATCCAAACAAAATAAGTTTTAAAGTCCATTTAAGCGGTAATCAGTCTGTTACGCATCAAACTTGGACTACCTTACAGCTAAGTACAACTACAGCAAATAATGGTGGTCAAACTGGATGGAACATTGGGAGTGCTTGGGATACAACAAACTATAGATTTAATCCTCAGAAGGCTGGGTATTACCACCTTGGTGCTTCTGCTGTTTTAGCTGATACCGATGCAAGTTATATCCAGTTAGTAATGAGACTAAATGGATATGCTAGTGCTGGATCGGGAACTGATATGTTTACATTTGCTGGAGTAGAATCTGGAGATGGTGCTTCTTGGCATTATGTGCATGGAAGCGGTGTAGTTTATTTGGATGCAGATGATTTTATAAGTTTTGGAGTTTATCACAACGACAATGATGCTTCTAATGTAGTAGGTTCATCAGCATACACAAGTGCATGGGGGTTTTTATTAGCATGAGGAAACAGATATGACAAGCACACTTAAAGTAGACAATATAGCCCACAGTGGTGGCACTACAGGAATGACTATTAATTCTAGTGGTCAAGTTGATCTGCCTCAAAATAATAATATTAGTATGTTTGGGCTTCAAGCAAATCAAAATGTAACTAGTACTGTTACCTTAACCAACTGGGGGCAAATGAATAGTCAAACTCATTATGGCTTCAAAACTGTTGGTTCTGCAATGAATGTAAGCAGTGGCATTTTTACAGCAAGTAAACTTGGTGTCTACAGAGTTTATAGCGAAATTCATGTTGTTAAGGGTTCTGATACTAGGTGGATACAAGCAGATATAAAGTTTAAACCTAATGGCGGAAGTTTTATTGGTGGAGATATATATGATTTTTTAGCTGTTGCTGAAAGTACCACCACTTATCTTACTATTAATAGAACGAGGTACTACAATTTTAATCACGCTGGAGATGAATGTAAACTGCAAGTGGGGTCAAGCCAATCTCTTCAAATTAATGGTGAAGCTAATAACTTTGATACAATGATTTGCTTTGAGTGGATAGCACCACCAGTAGCATAGGGTAAGGAGAAAAACATGGCACTAACAAAAATTAATTACACTGGGCAAGGTGTTGTTCCCCATGCGAAGATGCCAAGTGGGGGTGTGTTGCAAGTTCAATATAGTGATATTGGTGGGTCAGCAGTAGGACTGTCATCAGCTACTATGACATCTCTTGGTTCATTAGCTATAACTCCAAAGTTTTCTAATAGTAAAATATTAGTTCAAATCATAAATCATATCTACATTGTTGGGGTTGCTAGTGATGCTTGGCGAGGTGTATTAATAGAGATAAGAAGAGATTCTACAGCTATAGGTGGCTCAGATGCAGGCAAATATGGCGAAGCGGCTCATTTTACAACGGATACCGATAGAATGATGCTTTATTCAAATAGATTTGTAGTTGATACCCCTTCAACAACAAATGCAGTAACTTACAGTATGTACGGAGCTTCTCTAGGTGGAGTAGCAACTATGGATGTGAATAACCCTAGTTATGGAACTCAGGGAAAAATTCTCTTAATGGAAATAGCCGCATGAGTAAGCCAACTTTATCATCTTTGGATTCAAGAATAACGAAGCTGGAAACGGAGGTTCATATCCAGTTTAAAGAAATCTTTTATCGTTTGAAGAGATTAGAAGTGTTCCTTG